CAAGAGCTGCGGATGCCTCATACGCGAGACCCGCGTCCTGCGCTGCGCCTGCGGCTACAAAGGCCAGAAGACCCGCGACTGGACCCCCGACTGGAAGTGCTACCGCTGCAGCGGGGCTTCGCCTCTTCAGGAGCCACCCAAGATGACCGAGGACGAACTCTTCGAGAAGCGCGCCGAGCACTGGCGCTACTACCACCGCTCCGCCCCCACCTCCGCCAGCCACGACGTGATGCTCTTCTTGGAGCGCCTGGAAGGCATGACGCGAGAGCGAGACGAGGCGCGGGCCGATCTTGCTCGCTCCGTTGCGGCATGGGAAGCCGCTGGGATGCAAGGCAGGACGGCGCACGACGCGCTGATCGTGATTGCGGAAGAGCGCGACGAGGCGCACGAGCGCAACACCGACTTGCGCACGATGCTTGAGCAGGTGACGCGCGAGCGCGACGAACTGCGTGCTCGTATCGTCGTTCTGGAGGCCATGAAGCCATGACCAAGCACGAGAAGTTCGACCCGATGTTCATCCCCAAAGGAGACCGCCCCAAGTTCGAACCACCGCCCAGGAAGGCCGTGCCGGGCGGACGCATGGTCCAAGGCGCCAAGGCCTACTGCGACGGCTGGCGCAAGTACGCCGAGCCCATCGCCTCCGCCATGGGATGGAGCATCCACAGCTTCGGAGACGGCTGGGTGAAGCTCGTCTCCCCCGACTTCCAACACACCCAACAACTCTCGCTGGCCTGCATCGAGGCCCTCGAGCCACTCGCAAGGAGCCATCATGCAAGAACTCAAGCGCGCTATCTTCCTCAAGGGAGTGTACGACCCGGCGGACGCGAGCCGGATCACGACGACCCTGTACCGTCCAAAGCACGTTGACCTGCGTCTAGAGGACGGTCTCGTGCGCGCTGGCTACCTCGCGGTCCCGCTGAACAACGTCGTCGAGCTCCAGCTCCACGAGGAGGAGAAGCCCGTGGCGCCCGCTGTGGACCCGCGTCAGGTGACCGTCGAGCAGGTTCTGGACAGCCTCAACATCGGCAGCGAGGCCGTCGCCACGACCGAGGATGCGCCGAAGCGTCGCGGTCGCCCGCGCAAGCTCCCATGAGCAAGAAGGCCGATGCGATCCTCGAATCTTTCGAGACTGCGGTCAAGCAGCAGCTCGAAGCGAAGTCGCTCGTGCACTTCGAGGGCCTTCTCACGAGCCCTCTGGGCTTCGGTCTTACTACTGCTAGCCCTCTGCAGCGCGCGATTGCTCGTGTTGCCGACGGTCGCCCTCTGGATGATCTTGCGGAAGACCCCGCAGTCGCCCGCGCGTTTGGAGGACGCCTGCCGGATCCGGTCAAACCTGCGGAATTTGCCATCGTCTCAGGCATTCGTACCGCGAAAAGCCTCTCGGCAGCGGCGCTGGCAGTCCACTGGTCGCAACGGGCCGACCTTTCCAGGCTAGGACCTGGCGAAATCCCTCGTATTTCCATCGTCTCGCTGTCGAAAGACCTCGCGGACGTCGTCTTCGGCCACATCGTGGGCCGGATGATGGCGTCCCCCATCCTTTCCAAGCTGATTTTGGAGACGCCGACCGCCGATACGCTCATGATTCGCCACCCGAGCGGTCGCCCGGTCGAAATCAAGGTCGTCGCGAGCTCGAAAGCGGGCTCGTCGCTCGTCGCGCGCTGGTCGGCGGGCGTCATCCTCGACGAGGTGGCGCGCTGGGGCTCGGACGACGCCGCCGTCTCGGTCAACGACCTGCGCGACGCCGTGCTTCTGCGCATCCTGCCGGGCGCGCAGCTCGTCTACATCAGCTCCCCGTGGGCTCCGATGGGGTTCCTCTACGATCTCGTGAAGGAACGCTGGGGAAAGCCGGACCGCGACTGCATCGTGGTCAAAGCTCCGGCCTACGACATGGCCCCGCTCATCTGGACGCCCGACAAGCTCGAGATCGCCAAGCGCGACCCGCGCATCTACCGCACCGACATCGAGGCCGACTTCGCCGACCCCGAGGAGGCGCTCTTCACGACCGCCATGCTCGACACGGCGACGCGGAAGGAGCCGCTCGTGGCTCCGCCGCTGCCCGGCGCGACGTACACCGCGGCCATCGACCCCGCGACGCGTGGCAACTCGTTCACGCTCGTTGTCGCCACGGGCTCAGGCCGTAAGCAAAAAGTCATTTGCTTAGCCAAGCAGTGGACCGGGAGCCCTGCGAATCCCCTGCGTCCGCTCGCCGTGCTCGAGGAGATCGCGCACATCCTCCGGGCCTACCGAGTGACCGTGCTCGACAGCGACCAGTACATGGGCGACGCCCTCCGAGACCTCGCGTTCCAGGTTGGGCTCGTGCTCGTGCCCCACCACTGGACCAACGGCGAGCGCAGCAAGCGGTACATGACGCTGCGCACCATGTTTGAGATCGGCGAGGTTGAGCTCCCGCCGGACCCGCTCGTGCGCCAGGACATGCAGCGCGTCGTGAAGCGGTACACGCAGAATGGCATCAGCATCGATCTGACGCGCACGAACGACGGGCGCCACGCCGACTACGCCCCCGCCATCTGCATGGCCCTCACGCGCTGGCACGAGGAATCGCTCAGCCGCGCGCAGGGCTCCTTCGAGGACGACTACCAAGGCATGCCGGAGGAGGAGAAGCAGATCTGGAATACCCTGGAAAAGAAGTTACGTCGCAAAAATGACCGTGCGGCCAAAAGTCGCTTGTTTCGCCCTTGAGGCCTCACTGGAAAACTGGATACTTGGCCAGACATGCCGGGTATCATGGAGACGACCGACGCGTGGTGGCTCGTTCACGAGCGGGAGGAAGACCCCGCGGACGCAGTCGTCTCCGCTGTGACCTCGATTCGCAACGAGGCGTCGACCCGTAGGGGCATGTGGAGCCGTGCTGGCGAGGTGTACGGCACGGACCTCCGCATGTTCGGCATGCCGATCAAGAGCGCGTGGGACGACCGGGTGTCGTTCAACGTCGCTGCCAATGCCATCAACACGATGCAGGCGAAACTTGCGCGGCAGATGCCTCTGCCGAGTTCGCTGACGGTCGGTGGCGACTTTCTCCAGCGGTACCGCGCGCAGCGCCTCGACCGCTTCCTGCACGGCGCCTTCTACGCCGCGAGCTACGCCAAGATCTACCCGCAGCTCCTGCTCGACGTCCTCGTGTTCGGTACGGCGGCGGTCAAGGTCTACGTGCAGGACGGCACGGTCCAGATTGAGCGTGTCCCGATCTTCGACCTGCTCGTGTCCGAGGCCGAGGCCCGCTACGGCACGCCGCGCTGCCTCTACCACCGCTGTTACATGGACCGCTCGGTCGTGCTCGAGGCGTTCGGCGGTGAGGACCAGCCTGGGCTCTACGGCTCGCAGGCTGACCGTCGCAAGGCCATCTTCGACGCGCCCAAGCCTGCCGACGACGACTCGACGTACATGAACAGCGGGCGGTACTCGGACCAGATCCTGGTCTACGAGGCCACGCACCTCGCCTCCGGCGCGAAGGCGACCGACGGACTGCGCGTCATTGCGCTCTCGACGGGTACGCTCGTCTCGACGCCGTGGGTCCGCAACACGAACTTCGGGTTCGCGTTCCTTCGGCTCAACGCCGTCCTCTCGGGCTTCTACGGTCCGTCGATGGCGCTCGACCTCGCGGCTGCGCAGGACGAGTACGACAAGCTGTCGTCGAAGATTCAGGTGGCGCACGACCTCATGGGCGGCAGCCACATCATGGTGCAGGCCGGGACGCTTGGGAAAACCAAGATCGACAACGATGTCGGCACCATCATCGAGTACAACGGGCAGAAGCCGGACGTCTTCAACCCGCAGCCGGTCCACCCGGACACCTACGCCTACAAGGACATGATCGCGCAGAACATGCTGCGCTATCAGGGCATCAGCGAACTCGCGGCCCAGAGCGTCCTTCCGGCTGGTCTGCGGCAGGCGTCGGGCCGTGCCCTCAACGTCTACGACGACATGGAAGACGCGCGGTTCCGCGTCGCGCACGAGGCTGTGCGCCAGTTCCACGTCGACATCGGCTGGCTCATCGTCGATGCCTGCGAAGAGGCGTCCGAGGCTGGCGAACAGGTGGAGATCCTGGCTCCAGGTCAGGGCGCGCTCGAGCGGATCAACTGGTCTGACGTCCAGATGGACCGCCGCGAGTACACGCTACGCTGTGAGCCTATCTCCTCGCTCTCCCAGTCGAAGGCCGCGAAGTTCCAGGAGGTCATGGAGCTCGTCGACCGGAAGATCTTCGTCGACCGCCGCGAGATCGCGCACCTGCTCGACCTCGGCGACATCGTCGCCACGCGCGACATGGAGACGTCGGACATCGACATCGTCGACAAGACATGCGCGCTCATCCTCCGCGGCGAGCCGTATCCGGACCCCGACAAGCGCCTGCTGCTCGACGTCGCGTACGACCGCGCGCGCCGCCACTACAACAAGGCCCGCGTCGATGGCGTCCCCGAGGACCGCGTCGCGGAGCTCAACGAGTACCTGAACAAGATCGAGGCGCTCATCGCGCAGATGCAGGCCGAGCAGCAAGCCGCTCAGGCCGCCGCGCAGCAGCCGCCCGCAGGAGCACCGGCGCCAGAAGCGCCGCCAATGGAGGAACCACCCAATGTCTGACGACCTGTACGCGCGAATGCAGGCAGCAGTGAACGCTGCCATCAAAACGTCCGATCCTGTCGAGGAGGCCGCGCCAGAAGCACCGGCCGAGGAGACCGCGACCCTCGAAGCCAGCGACGCGCCTGCTGCCGAAGATCAGCCCATCGAGGCCGAGGCGCAGGCTAGCGAGGAGGGCGAGGAGCCCGCAACCGAGGAGACCGAGGAAGAGACCGAGGAGGCCCAGCCCGACATCGCCGACCAGATCCTGGCGGTGCGCCAGGCGGCCGAGCGCCGCGTGCGCCAAGCCGAGTCTCGCGCGCGCGAGCTCGAAGCGAAGCTCGAGAAGGCCGACGAGCGCGTCAACATGTCGCGCAAGGAGGTCGTGGAGGACATCTTCCGCAAGCTCCGCCGCGCCCCGGCTCGCACGTTCAAGGAGTTCGGCTTCGACTTCCAGGAGCTCATCGACGCGGGCATGCGCGAGGGGCAGTTCCACGACGGGACGTTCTCCGAGATCGACGAGGTCAAGCAGCAGATCCGCGAGCTTCAGAAGGAGCGCGAGGAGCTGCGTGCACAGAAGGAAGAGCAGCAGCAGCGCCAGATGCTCCAGGAGGCCCGCCGCGAGTTCCTCGGGCAGGTGAGCGAGCGCGAGTACCCGACGCTCTTCAACATGTTCCAGGACGACCCCGAGCCGCTCTGGATCGAGGCGCAGCGCATCGCCGAGCTCCACGAGGAGCAGCACGGCGAAGCCCCGGACGACCGCGCGGTCATCCGCCACCTCGAGAGCAAGTACAAGGCTCGGCTCGATCGACTCTCCGGCAAGGCGGCTCCGGCTGCCGTGTCCTCGCCTGCGGCCAAGAAGCCTGGCTCGGCGAAGACCATCTCGACCAAGGCTGCCAGCGAAACGCGGACTGCTGGCAAGCCGTTTGGACAGCTCTCTGCTGAAGAGCAGCGGGCTGCCCTCGTGGCCGCAGTCAACAAAAGCAAGCAAGCAGCAACCAACTAGGAGTGAATCATGCCGTACACCAACCCGACGTTCGCAGCCGTTCAGTCGATCCTCAAGATCAAGTACCCGGACGGCGCCCTTCCGCAGGCGCTCTACAAGGACTTCCCGCTCCTCTCGCTCGTCAAGAAGACGACGAACTTCGACGGTGAGTTCAAGGTCGTGGCACTCCAGAACGAGCGTCCGCAGGGCTCCTCGAGCGACTTCTCCGTCGCGCGCCAGATCGCGACCGAGGGTCTCCGCGGCGGCGGCGGCTCGTACAACCGCTTCCAGGTCTACCGCACGCGCCACTACGGCATCCTCCGCATGGACGGCGAGACCATGAAGGCGGCGGTCCGCACGAGCGGCGCGCTCGTCGACCTCTGGAACAACGAGACGGACGGCATCTCGAAGAACGAGATGGCAGACCTCGAGTTCCAGCTCTTCGGCGACGGTACCGGCGTCCGTGGCGTGGTCTCCACGTACACGAGCCCGAGCCCGACCATCGCGACGGCGTTCCGCGTTCAGCTCGCGACGCCCGCGGACGCGGTCTACTTCAACCTCGGCATGCGCCTCAACTTCTTCACGCTGCCGAACACGGCGCGCCCGGAGACGAACGCCAGCAGTGACGGTCTCTACGTCACGGCCATTGACCGCAAGTCGGGCACCCTCGACATCACCTGCCTCGTCAACGGCACCCCGAACCTGCCGACTTTCGCTACGGCTCCCACTGCGAACGACGTCATCTCGCGCGCGGGTGACTTCCTTCCGGCGACGTCGGTCGGTACGGCCACGCAGGGCTCGGCCAACGGCGTCGTGACTGGCATCCAGGCGTGGATCCCGGCGAGCCCCACGACGTTCTGGCAATGTGATCGCTCGGCGGACCCGGTTCGTCTCGCGGGCCAGCGCCTCAGCGCGACGGGCCTCCCGATGAACGAGGCCCTCATGGAGGCCGAGGCCCAGGTCGCCATCCAGGGCGTGGGCAGCCCGGACACCATCGTGGTGAACCCGCTCGACCTCCAGAACCTCAAGAAGGCGCTCGGTTCGGACATCGTCTACGACCGCGTCGTGAGCAACGTGGCGGGCGTCTCGTTCAAGGCCATCGAGTACGACGGCATGAACGGTCCGATGAAGATCATCTCGGCCCCCTTCTGCCCGCGCAACAAGGCGTTCATGCTCCAGCTCTCCTCGTGGGAGCTCAGCACGCTCGGCCCGGCGCCGCAGCTCCTCGACTGGGACAACAACGACTTCCTCCGCGTCGTCGATGCGGACCAGTACGAGATCCGCTTCGGTCACTACGGCCAGTTCATGTGTTCGAACCCCGGCGCGAACATCGTCATCACCAACTTCGGTCTCTGATCGGAGCCTGAGAAAGGAGCCGAATCATGGCACTGAATCGATACCTGTACCCCCAGAAGGGGACCAACATCGTCCAGCAGGCGACGCTGTTCACGCGAGTGTCCATCGGCGCTTCTGGAGCCGTTACCGGCGTCGTCGCTGGTCGTGGCCTCACCGTGACTCGCGCCAGCGCGGGCGTCTACACGGTGACGTTCGACAACGCGTCGTCCGTCTACGCGATTGTCGATGTGTCTGGCAGCGTCACGGCGACCCCGTACGCTGCCGGCAACCACGTCATCATCGTTCCGACGGCGACGACGACGAGCTCGGTGACGTTCTCGACGGTCAATCCGCAGAATGGCGCCGCCGGCGACCCGCCGAGCGGTTCCGAACTTTCGCTCGCTCTCGTTTGCACCCTTAGCTCGGTGCCTGCGTGATGAAGGGCAAAGGCGGCATGGCCCTCATGATCGCCATCGGCAAGAAGAAGCCGGGGATGGGGAAGGAGCGCGGCTCCTCCCCTTCCCTCGCTTCCGAAGACGAGGGCGAGGGCGAAGAGATGGGCATGGACGCGGAGCTCGGCTCCGTGCTCAAGGCCTACGAAGAGGCGAAAGCCAAGGGCAAGTGGGAGCAGGCTGCGGCGCTTTTCAAGGACGCCGTGAAGTCCTGCGGATACGAGGAAGAGGACTGACAGATGGCATACTCCCGGACGCTCGCTGAACTCGAACTGGCCGTGCGGCGTGAAGCCGACATGGTGAACTCGCAGTTCGTGACGTCCGCGGAGGTTCAAGCCTACATCAACCAGTCGTGGGCTGAGCTCTACGACCGGATCGTCCTCTTCGATCAGGAGTACCTCCTGCGCTATGTCGACCTCCCCTCGAGTCTCGCCAGCAGCGCAGGAGAGTTTGACATCCTCAACGACGGTCGGACGGGCCTCGTGCGTACCATCGCATCGTTCACGACCGGCGCCGGCTACACGACCGGCACTGCGCTCCTCGTGCAAGGCACGAACGCGACCGCGACGGTGGACATCGTGGCATCCGCCGGGCTCATCACGTCGATGACGATTACGAGCGCGGGCATCAACTACACGTCGATGAACCTGACGTCCGACGATACGATCCTGGTCGTTGCGCAGGGCGTCAACACCACGGCGTTCGCGACGGTCAAGATCGACTCGGACTTTTACAAGTGCAAGGGCGTGTGGGCCTCGGACTCGTCCGCCGGCAGCACGACGTTCTGGAACCCGCTGCGCCGCTACCAATGGGACCAGCAGAACATCCTGCGGCAGGCGAACGAGTACTACGGACCAGGCTTTGCCTCGCTTCCGCTCTACCGGGTCTACACCTGGAACGGCCGTGAGAAGCTCAGCATCGCCCCGATGATCAGCGGCACCTACCGCGTGTGGTACTACCCCGCCCCGTACAAGATGCTCGTCGGTACGGACCGCGTCGATGGGCGCGCGGGCTGGGACGAGTGGGTCGTGAAGGACGCGGCCATCAAGTGCCTCCTGAAGGAGGAGAGCATCGAGCAGGCCGCCGCCATCAAGGCGGTGCGCGACGAGCTCTTCTCCCGCTTCCAGCTTCACGCATCCGAGCGTGACGCGTCTCAGCCCGAGAAGATTCGCAACGTCAACAACCTGAGCCGCCGCGCATTCCCCTGGAGGTGAGCCATGGCACAGACGAAGCCGCAGCAGTACACCCCGGCGCCGACCGGCGATGCGACGGTCGACAAGCTGCAGGACGTCGTCAGGCAGACGACGGAGTCCGTGCGCAACGGGCCGCCGAACCAGACGACGGTCAAGTCGCTCATCAAGAACAAGCCCGACCAGGGCGTGGTCTTCCGGCCGGGTCAGACGGTCGACGTGCCGCACAATCTCGGTCGCATCCCGAACGGCTTCAACATCGGCAAGGTGCTGACGAACACGCCGCTCGCGAGCAGCGCGCCTGCGGCCGTGCCGAACCTGCAGCTCGTGCCGGTGGCCGGTCCCCTTGGGCAGAAGATCATGAGGCTGCGCTACATCGCCCCCAAGGACGCGGACGGGAATGATATTCTCGACCCCGTTCGTCTGCAGTTGGAGATTCGGTGATGGAAGAGCGTGTCGTCAACGTCCCCCTGGTCGGAGGCATCAACGAAGAGGACGACGTCTTCTCGGTGCAGGGCACTGAGATGCTGCAGCTCGTCAACGTGCAGGCGATCAAGAAGGGCGCGTTCGACACGCGGCATGGGTTCAACCTCGTCACCAAGAGCCCAACGGTCATCGAGCCCGCGACCGCGTTCCGCGATAGCAGTGGCGCGACGCAGCCCGTCAGCAACAAGATCGAAGCGCTCGGCACGTACGCGTCGACAACCGGAACGCGCCCGGTCCTGGCGGCTGGCGGCAAGTTCTACGAATACGTCGGCACGGACGCGACGCACGGCTTCCGCGAGGTCAACGACCTGCCGGAGTACGTCGGCACGCTCGCGTCGGTGTCCTCGACAGGCGGCAGCATCATCGAGATCGAGAGCCTGCTCTTCGACAACGAGACGATGCGCATCACGGTGTGGGTGACCGGCAAGCGCACGGGGCAGGAACTCGCATCCGACCTGCCGATGGTCGACCAAGTCGACGGCGACGGCAACTCGGTCTACTACTCGATCCAGAACGTCGTCACCGAGGCATATGTCGTCCCCCCGACGCGGCTCAACAACGCGTCCGGTACGCCCACGACGGCGGCTATCAACCTGCGCCTCGTCGCGTTCCACGGCTCGACGACCTCTCGTCTTGAGCCGATGGCGTTTTGGTACAACTACCTGACCGGCGAGGTCGAGTGCTGCCTTTTCGAGCTCGGCGCAGGAGCCCCCAAGGCAACCACCACGCTCCCGAAGAGCGTCACGCTTCAGAAGACGCACCGCAACTTCGACGTCGTTGCGCTCTACCAGCCGAGCGTTGGTCCGTACTACACGTTCATGTACGCCCTGTGCGAGCAGGACACCGGCAGCAGCGTCAACTCGGCGAACGTCGAGGTCCGCATCGCCACGGTCAACGGGACGACCGGAGTCGTCACGTCGGTCCTGACGAACAGCGACATCCTCTATCGCGTACCGCCTGGCGTTGACGGCTTCGTCCCGTGGGCGAATCGCGGCGTCGTGCTTGAGCAGAAAGCGGCCATGACGGCTGTCGGCTTCACCGACTGGACGGCGACCGTGTCTGTCTCCGTGCGCGTCGTGGCGGTCTACTACGAGGCCGGTGTTCAGACGACGCAGCTCGATGGGCAACTTGTCCTCGGGCAGCTTGAGGCATCCAGGACTGCCGGCGTGTACGGCCTGACCGTGCGTGGGTTCAAGTACATCCCGCTCATCGGTTTCCAGACGAACGACAACCTGTCGAACGTCCTGTCATCTACGTCCGCCCCGTACCGCTACAGCGGCTCTCCGCGCACGTCGGTACCGCTGAAGACCAACCTTGCGTTCCCATCGTTCCTCGCGCTGCCGCAGCCTGGCCCATTCAACTCGGACGGCACCACACCCAACCGGAACAGCGAATGGACGATTGCGGTCACGCTGTCGGACGGCACCGATCAGACGTACTTCTGCGCGCTCGGCGTTGCGAGTGACGACATCTACACGCTGACGCCGTCGGCGTCTCAGCCGTTCATGAGCCTGACAGGCGGCCTCGACGGCTCCAATCAGCAGTTCGTGCGCATCCGAAACAACTACCCTCGCACTTCGCATCGGTACGTTGGGGACCAGAACATCGCGATGACGGCGGTGCCGTACTTCGCGAACCAGATCAATCTGATCGACATCGGCGCGGCGACGGTGAACACGGGTTTCACCAGCAGCCTCTCGCCGTACACCGGCGTGGACGTTCTCGTCGGCGGCGTTGTTGTAGCCACGGCGACCGTCATGGTCTCGGGCGGCAGCATCGTATCGGTGGCCATCGAGAATCCGCTCGCAGGGCCCGGTCCTGGTTACCCCGCGTTCGCCGGCCCTCCTGGCTCGGTCGCAGGTATTCAGTTTGGCGCCGCGATTGGCCCCGGGACTCTGACCGGCGCGCGAGCATGGAACCTCACGCAGGCACTCCTGGCTGACTGCGAGGGTGAGGACATCCCGGATCGCTCGTCCAACCCGGCACAGGCGTTCTTCTACTACGCCGGACAGCAAGAGCACTGCGTGCATCGCTGGTCGGTTGCGCACAACGACTCGACGGACCTCGTGCTGCTCTCAAGCTGCTCGGCGACGCCCGTCACCAACCCGCAAGGCGATGAGCCGTTCGGCGCCGCAAGTCCGCTCCGCTACAACAACTTCTGCGAGTTCTACCGCTACACGGCGGAGGCCGTGCTCGAGTATCAGCCGCTCGTGCCGTACACCGGCGGGAGCACGTCGGCGCTCTCGTGCGCCCTCGGCGGCCCTTGGCGCGTGGTCGGCGGGCTCGTGGAGGACAACGACAAGTTCTACGCGGCCATCTGCCCCTCGGGCGACGACTCGCAGGCAAGCACCTTCCTCGTCCGCCTGAGCGCCGAGGCTGGCGCGACCATGACCGTGCCGAACGGCGCCGGCTTCGAGCCATACCCGTCTGCCTCGCAGGTAACGTACACGGGCAACAAGGGCGTCTTCATCGAGGCCGCGAACCTCATGCGCGTGACCGCGCCGCCCCTGAACGTGCCGGCGCTCCGCGTCACGTCGGAGGGTATGACGATGGGCGCGCTGCGCAACGGTTCGTCCAAGGGCTCGCAGGAATGCTTCGCGCTCGACTACGAGTACGTGGCGTCCAACTGGCGCAGCCTTCTCCGGATGTCGGACTACACGTTCGTGAACGGCGGCGTGCTCTCGGTGTTCGACGGGGCAAACTGCAACGAGGCCGGCATGTTCATCTGGCCGCAGCGAGACCTCACGAGCATCTCGTGGGGAGACGGCGGCGCGCAACCAAACATCCTCGCGACCGACCCCAACCTGCGCCCGTTTGAGCGATTCACCGAAAACGGTGGTCTGCTGCAGGCGTTCTACCCGCTCTACAACATCACGCGGCCCTACTGGTTCTACGAGGCGGGCCTGTACGGCAAGGACCGTTACGGGCAGGTCCGCACGAACTGGGGCGGCGACCCGTCGGACAACTACGAGGCCATCTACGCCGATGCCCGCGTCCAGCAGTTCTCCTCGTTCACCAAGCCAGGGGCGACGGCTGGCATCAACCGCTTCGGCGCGCACTACTACGGGCGCTTCCAGAACACGCCGACCGACTTCCTGAACGACGCGGCTGCGGTGCCGCTGCAGAAGGGCAGCGAGTCGTACTTCCTGTGGGCTCCTCGAGCTGCGCGCGGATGGTCGTACCCGGTCAGCGGCACGATCAAGGGCAACGCCGAGAGCTCGTACACGCAGAGCGAGGCGGGCGGCGACTTCCTGATCTCGTGGTGCTACGAGTACGCCGACGGCACCGGACGCATGGTGCGCTCGGCGCCCTCAAGCCCGGCGCAGTACACGGTGTGCGCCGAAGTCTTCAGCCAGTTCCCGGTCGCTCGCGAGCAAGGCAAGAAGCGCGCTGGTGGGCTCGTCACGCTCTTCAAGTGGGGCTTCTTCGCCCCGCGACTTGAGCTCACGAATCGCCTCTCCGCAGCGGCGGAGGACCCACGGCGCGTACTTCTGCAGCCGTACTCCACCTGCGAGCCATTCGCGACGGTGATGTACCGCATGCCGTGGGCGAACTTCCAGAACCCGATCAGCGACTTCGTCGTCCCGCGCAACGCGACGCGCGGCGTCGTCGCTCGGGCCGCGTCGCCCTACAGCGGCACCATCGCTGACAACCCGTGCGGCTACGTCGCTCGCAACATCAACGATCCAGCCGCGCCTGGGACGCTCGGCGCAAACGCCATCTTCGATGGTCCGACCGGCGACTACATGGGCATGCTGCGCGAGCCCTACCTGTACACGACGGGTGGCGTGCTCGACAACGTGGCGACGCCTGGCTGCAAGGCCATGTGCGTTCACCAGAACCGCCTCATCGTGGCGGGCGCAGACGACCCGACCGTGGTCTGGTTCAGCAAGGAGCTTTCGCCCACGGATGCGGTCGGCTTCAACGATCTGCTGACCCTGACCATCGAGGCCGGCGGCGCGGTCACGGGTCTCGCCTCGATGAACTCGTCGCTCCTCGTCTTCAAAAAGAACGACGTCTACGTCATCTCGGGCAGCATGCCGGACGCGACCGGCAACAGCTCCAGCCTATCTGAGCCGACGCGGCTCCCGTCAGGCATCGGGTGCATCGACCACCGGAGCGTACTCTCGACGCCCATCGGCATCTTCTTTCAGTCGACGCGCAGCATTGAGCTCCTCACGCCGGACCTGCAGATCACGCCCATCGGCGACAAGGTCATCGACCGCCTGTCGTGGTACCCATACGTCGTCTCGGTCTCGCACAACGCGACCACGCAAGAGGTCTACTTCGTCTGCCAGAACACCCTGCTGTCGCGCACGAACCCGACTGCGACGACCATCGTGCTCGTGTACAGCTACCTCATCAACGCCTGGTACGAGTGGCAGATTGGCCACCTCGGCGAAGGGCAAGCGTCGATGGCCATGGTCGGACAGGTGCCGTGGCTTGCGATGCGCGACAGCAACGCGACGTCGCAGGCCTACGTCTACCAGCAGGTGCTCGGCCAGTACGTGGACGGCCTCGAGGACACGACGCCGCCGACCAACACCTACACGTACTCGTTCATCCAGTCGGCCTGGCAGACGGCGCCGTTCTCCCTCAACCAGGTGCAGGGGTTTCAGCGGATCAAGCGCTGCCGCCTCTTGGCGCGTATCGTGAACGGCAGCGGTGTGCCTGGCTTCCAGTTCCTACTGGCGACCGACAACAGTGCCTTCCAGGTGTCGCAGTGGACGTCGGCGCAGGCTGGCGCCGTTGATGCGGTGCAGGGGCTTTTGCAGTTGGAGACGCACGTGGCCAACCAGAAGGGGCAGTTGCTTCGGTTGGCATGCGGGACGCTGGCCCCGGTCGGTGGAGTGAACCAGTTCACCGGAGCGGTGCGCTTCAGCAACATCGCTCTCGTTGTCGGCTTGAAGGCCGGTCTCAACAAGCGTATTACCGAGGAAGCGAAGCACTAGGAGCGCCATGGCCGTCGATCCCATCACCCTCTCCGCCATCGGGTCTGCCGTCAGCGCCTCGACCCCGTTCCTGACGCGGGCCCTCGGCGGGCTCTTCGGCGTCAAGAGCGCCGAGGAAGAGCAGCGCGAGCGCATCGAGCAGTCCATCGCGCCGTACGCCCGCATCGCTCAGGGTGGCACGACGCAGGGGCAGGCTGGGCTCGCGTACGCTCGAGGACGTGCGGCTCAGGAGCTCGCTGGCCAAGCCGCTCGAGGCACGGCGCAGCAGCAGGCTGGGCTTCAGCGCGAGGCGATGCGCGTTGGCCAGGAGACGGGCGCCCAGTACGCCGCTCAACTCGCCGAGCTTCGCGCTCGCGAGCAGGAGCGCGCCATGATGGGCGTGGCGTCCGGGCAGCGCGCGCTCTCGGCCCTTGCTGGCGAAGAGGCGCAACGCAAGCGCCAGGAGCTTGCGGGCGCCGTCACGGGGACGCTTGGCGGTCTTGCCAAGGTCGCGATGCTGCCGACGCAGGCGGCTAGCGCAGACGCGTACAACGCGGCGGCGACCAAGTCCTTCGGCGGCGTCGCCGGTCCTGCGGCTGCCGCTGCGGCTCCTGCTGCGGCAGAAGCGGCTACCCCGAGCGTCGGCGGCATCACGAGCAAGCAGGCTGCGGCTGCTCTCGGGTTCGACCTGGCGGCGCCCGTTGCCAAGGGGTCGACCTACCAGCAGCGCACCGGGATGCCTGGTGTGACGGCATCCGAGATGGCGCCAGCGCAGCAGGTCGCCGACCTTCGCGCCGAGCGCAACCTTGCGACGGCGAACGTCGGCCCTGCGCGGCAGGTGGACTACACCGCTGGCATGACGCAGGGCACGGGCGAGATCGCAACGCTTGCAGACCGCCAAGCAGCGGTCGCGGCCATGTCGCCCTTCATGAAGTCGCCCGCTGAGCAGGGCGCCTCTGCGTCGCTCGCCCCGACCAAGACCCCGATGGCTTTCTCCAACGAGGGCGAGCAGGTCGAGGGCCTCCGCAAGGCGCGTCCTGGTCGCATGCCCCGAAAGCCCGGCCAGACCGTTCGCGGCGGTGGCGGCATCGCACTCTGAGAGGACACGATGGTCGAGAAGCTCTACTCCACGCCCGAAGACGAGCAGATGTCGCGCGCACCGGCATACGTGCCGGATCGCGCCACGCAGACGCTGCGCGAGTACGACCAAAGGATGGGTACGTCGGTCGCGGTGCCTCGCGAGGCAACACAGACGCCGTCATCCCTTGCGACGCAGGGCATGCTGGAGGGACTTGAGCGAGATCGGCAAGCGGCGCAAGAAGCCGCCGCGATACGTGGCGAAATTCGCGGAGAGCTCGGCTCTCCGATGACGCGTTTCGCCAATGAGCCAGTGCTGGAGACGATGCGCGCGACGCCCATCGTGAACTACCTCGCGCCCGCCTACACTCCATCATCTGCGACCCCGTACGGTCAGGGCGCTGGTGGAGGAGCAGGCGGCGCTCCGGTTTACGCGCCCCCGTCCGCTGGCGCCACTGGCGCAGCCGGTCCAGCGATGTCGCCGATGGAGCAGCAGCTTGCTGAACTGGAGAAGTACTACGCCGGCATGCGTGGCGCCCCGCGCGTCTCGATGAACGAAGACATGCGCCTCGGTCTTGCTGGCCAGCAGGAGGCCATTCGTGGCGCCGTGAGTGCCATCGAGGGCGAGATGCCTGGGCAGGAGCAGGAGCGCG